GAATCCTCCTACCAAATTGCAAAAAGACTTGGAACTTTTACAGGAACAGAAGAAGAATATAATAATTGGTTAAACACTACTAGAGATGAAGCAATTGTTAAAGTACAAGAAGAAGGAAATAAAGTAAAAGAATCTATTCCGTCAGATTATTCTACTCTTACACAACAAGTTGATACTAACACAGAAAAACTTGCTACTACGGTATCTATTCAAACTCTTCATGATATTCTTCACAAAACGCCACATTTATCTACTGTAGAGAATTTTTATAATTTACAGCGTACAGGTAAAGTTTACCAGACAAAAATTTGGAAATTCGCTACTAATCCGACAAGCGTAGGTGAAAAACTTTTAGATAATGCAGGACTTGAATTTGTTCCATCTACTGATACTACAGAAGGTAAGGATGATTATTTGAACGGAAATCATCCTATGTTTGAGTGGGTGCATTGTAATTACAAGCGTAACGATGATGGTACTGCTTATCCTGTCGCTACGGAGTATGATAGCAACTATGTTACTACAGGCGCAGTCGATGTAGGTGCTATGCAGATGAGTTTCTACTGGAACTGGGACGCTTCTAATCCAGAGTATGATCTTGTTACTATTTCTGATATGCCAAATGAGAAGTATGGATTAAAACCTTGGACAGAATCTAAACGTGCTGATGGTACTGTTCTTCCTTGGTGTATCGGTTCTGCTTATGTATCAGGTATTGCTTCTGATGGATTATTACGAAGTCAACCTGGATTAAAACCTGAGAGAAATCAGAGTCATAACAATATGATTACTAATTATCAGAAAAAAGGTAAAGGATATTGGGGAGCTGGTGCAGAAAGAAATACATTTCAGATTCTTTTTAATATCATCAAAGGTGCTACAAAGAATAGTCAGAGCTTATTCCAAGGATGTACATCATACAATTTCCAATACTCTGCCTCTATTCAATCTGCTGATGCACATACATATTTCCCTGTTACAAACGATCAGGCAAAAAACATTCTCGTTGGTTCTTATGTGTCAGTTGGTTATGGACAACTTAATGATACTAAGAACGGCGTAAATAATGACCGTGGAGTAACGAATATTCATAAATACGCAGATGATGTAAAAGTGTTGCGTATAGAAACACTTGATGAGAATAATAAAGCTATATATCTTGATATTAAAACAGGATTTAATACCACTCCTATTAAATTATCTGATACCGTGAATGCTCCTATTACAATCAGTTCTATGCATTGGTGGTCAGGAACTACTGATACTGTTATTGGTCGTCATGATGGTTCTTATGTTTCTAACACTGACGGAAAACATGCATATAGAGTACAGGGACGTGAGTATGCTGTAGGCTCTTATATAGTTGCATCTGATACAGTTATGGACTTCCAGAGCGATTATAGCAAGAAAGTATATATTGCTCCAAAAGGTCTTGCTCATAGTTCTTCTGATGCAACAATTAGAAGTAAATATACATGTATTGGTACAATTCCTGCTAATCCAGATGGGAAAGGATCTGATTATTGGATTGGTGACATTTCGGTTGATGTTAATACTGGTGGATGGTTCCCATCCGCAAAAGGTTCTTCAAATTCTCAAGGTTGGGCTGATATGCTGTACGCAGGTGGTACAAGTACTTCTGGCACTCGTGAATACCTGATGGGTGGTCGTCTCTGGTTTGGTTCGGTTGCTGGCTGTTCTTGCGTGAATTGCGGGGGCAGGCTTGACTGGGCGCATTGGGATTTCTGCGCCGCCGATTAAAAACAGGTCGTCTGAAAGGGTGAATTTTCGAGCAAGTTTGCGAAGCAAACGCAGAGAGAAAAGAGGGGAACTCTTCCCCTCTTCTATAAAAAGAAAAGGATATAACACATGAAACAAATTTGGACACCTGAAAAAGTAAATATATTTAATGCATCTGTAGATGAAATGATCACTAAATTACCGCCTAACCAAGCGATCGCATTTACGGATGGAGCTTACTCACAAAATAAGAATAAAGCTGGGTATGGAGTTGTTTTATTTACTCAATGGAATAAAGAAACTTATGACAAAGTATTCCGATGGGATACGCAGTCACATAAAGAAATAATTAAGCTTCATAATGTCGCCGCCGAATGTGAAGCTGTGAAGTTCGCTGTTCAAAAAGCTATAGAAAAAGGCATTCAAAAAATAACAATTTTTTATGATTATGAGGGCATTTTAAAATGGCTAACAAAAGAATGGGGAACAAATACAAATTATACTGAAAATTATGTAGATGAAATGACTCTGTATTCTCAACAAATAAAAATGGGGTTTGTTAAGGTAAAATCTCATGTCGGAATTATATATAATGAATTGGCTGACGAAATTGCGACCAATGCATTATTGAAACCTTAAATAAAAAACGGTCTTGTGTTACGGGTGGTAATCTCAGGAATGGTTCGAATGCAGGCTGTTCTTACGTGAATTGCAGGAACAGGCTTGACAGGACGAATTGGAATTACTGCGCCGCTAATTGTATTTACAATTACAAATCTTTAGTAACACATTTCGCACTTTTAAAAAGTGTTCAGGAGACTGACGGAGCCGGATGGCTAAAATGATTTTTATAGACCAACTCTGCTTTCATAGGGAGCACTTTGATAGTGGGGCTTAGTAGTACTTACGAAAAGCCTTTTAAATACAATCGTATAACGATGTATATATACAAAAAGATAAAAAGGAGGAACCTGTTGATAATGAAACGATATTGTAAAAATATCGACATAACTGATCGTAATTTAATTTCAAAAGCAACGTATAAGTGTTTGAAAGATAAATATACACGTAATGATACATTAGAGTTATTATCTGGTATTTCTGGATTGAGGAAATATCAAATATATAACATTCATTATCGTTATGGTAGAAAAGCTTTAAAAGTATTTATTGAGTTTTTGATAGATACTATTCGTTCAGAACTTATCAGCAAATCTATATCATTTCCACCAATCTGGTACAAAGAAAAGATTGATCCTTCTTCTCATAAAATCCGTAATATAGGAATCCAACATGTAAAACAACAAATATATGATTATATTGCAATTGAAGGACTTAAACCATTATTATGTCGCATAGGCGTTCATCAGTATGCTTCTATCAAAGATAGAGGATGCTTAAAAGGCTCTCGTATAATACAAAGATGGATGCGTAATAAATCTCTTAAATATTTTTCTAAACTGGACATTCGTAAATGTTATCCATCTATTCCACAGGATAAGTTAATTCAATTCTTAGAAAAACATATTAAAAACGATATGTTAATGTGGCTCATCAAAGAACTTGTCAATAGCTTTGAACAAGGCTTATCTATTGGCTCTTTTCTTTCTCAATACCTCTGTAATCTGTATCTATCCCAAATATATCACTTTATAGGACATCTACACAAAGTAAGAAAGCACAAAGATGGAACTAAGTCTTCTATTTGTCTTGTATATCATAGATTGTTCTATATGGACGACATATTAATGATTGGAACATCAGCTAAAGACATGCATAAAGCAGTCAAGGAAGTTATTAAATATTGTAAATCTCTTGGTTTGAAAATAAAAGAATCATGGTTTGTGAAACAGATGCCTTTTGCCAATAAGAAATGTGACGGAGCATTTATAGATATGATGGGATTTAGAATCTATAGAACTCACATTACTGTCCGTAGGCGTGTATTCAAGAGGATTCGTAGAATAGCTATGCGATTATGGAAACGAATAAAAACACATCATAAGATTTTTGAATCACATGCAAGAAAAATAATCTCCTACTGGGGATTGTTAAAAAATAGTAACTCAACAAAAGTAATTCAAAAATATCACATTAAAGATATTATGAAAATTTGTAAAAAGGTGGTAAAAGAATATGACAAAATCTCGCTTTATGGGAAAGCAGCCTTCTGTTAAGGTTGTTGAAAAAGATAAGGTGTATGTGTACATCTGTCTAAATGAAAAGGAAGTTACAGAAGATCATATAAATAGTGCAGAATCTGCCGAACCTGTAACTATGTATGAATATGATTACAACGAAATCATTGAAGATATTGGAGTTCTGGATATTGATGATATCAAAGCCAATCCAGAAAAATATCTCAATTATGAAAAAGCAGTTGAAAAGACTGACAAAGAACGTATTGCCGAACTTGAAGCAATGAATGCAGAACTGTCTACTACTGTAGATAGTATCTTAACTGATGTATTACCTACCCTTATGGGTGCGTAATTATATAACTCTATTAATAGAAAGGACATAGAAAGGATATGAAAGATATGACAACATTTATCGCACGTATGATTATGAAAGAAGCAGACAAAAGTATTGAAGCAGGTCAGAAGAAGTACAGAGCGTATTTCGTGAAAACTAAACTGTATAAGAACTGGAAGGAAGATGTTGATACTATTCTCATCACAGATAATTATGATGATGTTATTGTTGAGGCATGAATAAAACGAATATATAAACTTTTGTCGAAGAGGTGAGATACCTCTTATTTTTATGCTCAAATTTAGAGGGAGTCTTGTATTATAGCAAGGCTCTCTATTTTTATAGAAAAATGAGGTGATATTATGGCAGAAATCAAAGGTATTGATGTTTCCAGATGGAATGGAAAAATCGACTGGAAAACTGTTGCTAATTATGGAATGGGCTTCGCTATCCTAAGAATCACAGAAAAAGGGAATATTGTTGATAGCACATTCGAATCAAACTACAAAGACTGCATTGAGAATAAGATTCCTGTTGGAGTCTATAAATACAGCTATGCTACTACTATTGCTCAGATTGAAGATGAAGCAAATGTAGTTATTAAAACATTGAATAAAAGAAAACTGGATTATCCAGTGTTTCTTGATATAGAGGATAAATGTCAGGAGAATTTATCTGACAGTTTAATGATGAAAATGATTGAAGCGTTTAGAGCTATTATTATCAAAGCTGGATATAAATTTGGTATTTACTGTGGTTATTCTTGGTATCAGTATCAACTACCAGAAGGTGCTAAAAAGTACGATTGCTGGGTTGCCCGATATCCTAATAATGATACCGGTGAATTACAGGAAAGATTAAGAGTTCCTGCTTCTTCTGGTGTTATTGGATGGCAATACTCTAGTAAGGCAACCATTCCCGGTATTCCAACAAAAACCGATCGAAGTGTGTTCTATAAAGACTATTCTAAATCTTCTACTACTTCTACAAACTCTCCCAAGCCAACAACTACACAAGGAAGTGATACTATGAATAAAGATAAAGCTATTGATGCTCTTATTGTTACTGCTCAAGCAGAAATTGGATATATGGAAAAGCAATCTAATGCACAACTTGATGATAAAAATACCAACGTTGGGGATGGTAACTATACAAAATATTGGAGAGATTTAAAACCAATCTATCAAGGACAACCGTGGTGTGCCGTATTTGTTTCATGGATTATGTATAAGACTTTTGGTCTTGAAACTGCAAAAAAATTACTCAAACATGAGAATGATTTTCCATATGTTTATTGTCCTACTCTTGGAGCAAGATTCACAAAATATGCAAATCCTCAACGTGGGGATATTGTAATTTTTTATCGTAACGGTACATTCGCTCATACTGGCATTGTTACTAAAGTTGAGGGTGATAAGTTCTATACGATTGAAGGAAATACAAGTAATGGAAGTACAATAATAGCCAATGGCGGGGAGGTATGTTCCAAGCATTATAATAATTCAAATCTCCCTGGAACAAAATTCTGTCGTCCAGATTATTCTATCGTCAAATCAATTATGAACTCATCTTCTACTTCAAAACCATCCCAAACAACCTACAATAAATGGGTAGGCGCAGCCACAAAAAATGGCACAGATGTATTCACAAATTCTACAGGAACATCAAAATTATCTACATATCCAAAGCTAAATAAAGGTAATTTAGTAGATGTAATTGGTGTATCTGGAACACGTTATCAAGTGAAAATTGCAGATAAATTTGTAGGTTATGTTGAGAAAACTAACATCAAAGATCCTAATGCAGTTGTTACAAAACCTAGTGCTTCTACAAGTAAACCTGCAAAAAAAGGATATAACAAGTCAGAAAAATGGAAAGGTGTTATTATCGCTAAATCTTGGTTAAAAGTTAGAAAAAGCCCAGGAACATCTAATGCAGATTTAGAGTGTTCCTTTAGTCCATTAAAATATAATACACCAGTTAGCGTATGTGATAGTACGACAGGTTCAGATGGTAATAAATGGTATTATATTTGTTATAAAGGTAAATATGGATTCTCTTCTGCTAAGTACATTAAGAAGAAATAATTTTAGCTTTTTGCGGAAAGGATTGAGGGGTATGAGATGATTAGTACATTAAATGAAATAAATTCACAGGGGATATTTACAATTATCCTCTGTGTAACATTAGTGCTTCTATTGATTGTAGAAGGTACTAAATTATGGAAAGGAACGCTCGAATCACTTGACTTGAAGTCTGGTAAGGAATTAAGAGAAAACGCCGTAAATGAACGACTAGACACATTAGAAAGTGAATTAAAAAAAGTCAAGACAACATTTCTGGATAATCAAAAAACATATCATGGACAGAGTATTGAAATTCGTAATAATCTGCAAGCAAATCAAGAGAGTTTAAGCAACCAAATGACAGAACTAAAACATCTATTTATCAATAAAGAAATTGACGATATGCGTTGGGAAATGTTAGATTTTGCAAGTGCGATTATGAATCACCGTAGATGTAGTAAAGAACAATACGATCATGTTATTGACACATATGTTAAGTATGAAAAAATTCTGGAAGAAAACGGGATGGAGAATGGTCGAGTAACATCTTCTATGGAATTTGTAAATGACAAATATAAAAAATTAATGAGCGTTGGGTTTGACCACGATAAATTAGAAGAATAAATAATTACAGGGTAATCAGATTAATTTCTGGTTACCCTATTTTTTACGTTTACATATGGAACATTGGTATATAAACAAGATTGGTATTCTTATTATTGCTATTTTTTAATACGGCACGATATAACATCATGGCTTCCTTTTCAGATATTACATTCCCGAATGTAGTGAATTTTACATTTGGATTTATACGATAAATTTCATTAATAAGATTTTTTGTATTACTATTTTCATATTGTAATTGATTTGTGTTCATAGCATCTTACCTCCATGCTCACATTATACAAACATTTGTTCTGTAAGTCAAGAGGATAAAAATAATTTAGGACAGTTGAGTAATGATACTCTTCTGTCCTATTTTTTACGTCTGTGAATTGTAGATACAATTTAATTCTGTTTGAGTGGAAATAATGTGATCGTGTATATTAGAAAAGATTTATGTAATATTGTATATACAATTATATTTTGAATTTAAATTTTAAATGATGTGGAATATTAGGTTATAAAATAGATGTTATTGCATATATTTCTTGTAAAAAATATAAATTAAGTTCACCCATATTTTAGTTATTCACCCAGATATATATGATAAGGGTGAAACAAGGGTGAACATTTTTATCTAGCATTGAATTTATAGTATTCTTAAGCATTTTAAAATGGTACCGGAAACCACTGCTCTAT